TACGCACGGCTGTGCGTTCTCCTGCTGGAGGCAGTTAAAGAGTTGAGCCAAGAGGTGGAGAGCAAAGCGTAATGCTAATCAATGTACGCGGAATCGGTGAGGTCGGGGTCATCTCAGATGTGGCTGCATGGGAACTGCCGCCCAACGGATTGACTGACGGCCGCAATTTCCGCGTCATGTCCGGCAAGATCCAGGCGTCTGGCGGATCGAAGAAGGACAACGCCACATACAAGTGGGACGAGCAAATAGGTAGCTGGGATGGCTCAACCGAATATAGTTGGGGTTCAGGCTCCGCAGCCAGCGGTGACATTGGTCACATCCTGCAAAGCAGTGACTTTGAGGGGAACAGTGCGTGGCTTGCATGTACCAGCAAAACTGTTGAGAGCTACTCCGATAACAAGTTCGATGTCATCCTTGACATTGGCAGGGAGGTTGACGAGCGATCTTGGACTAGCTGCCAGATAGGTCAGGTCACGTTCCTGAACAACCCCTCATTGAACCCTGTCTACTTTACTGACTGGTCTACGGGATCAGAGCAAGCCATTCACCTCCCTTGGGTGGCAGGCGGCGACTCTTGGGAAGATAGAAGTGTGTCCGCCAGGATCATGTGTTCGCACAAGAATTTCTTGTTTGCCATGGGCATGACTGAGCCAGACCCCGTCAGCGGCGATACCGCCTACTACGAGGACAGGGTCCGCTGGTCGCACCCCTGCGAGCCTAACGGCATCCCCTATACATGGGAGGGTGCTGACGTTGACCCGTCCAGCCTGGCGGGCTACCTGACGCTTGGCCGTGGTGGTCGAATCGTCGGGGCAGAGAGCCTGCGTGACAGCTTCGTTATCTACTCAGAGAAGGCGCTCAACGTGCTTGACTTTACCGGAGGGGCGCTTGTATGGCGCAGACGAACGCTCACCCAGAACGCCGGTCTAGTTTCACGCGACGGCTTGGTTGAGGTCTCTGGGCGGCACTACTTCATATCCAACGAGGACATACTTGTATTCGACGGCAACAACGCCCAGAGCATACTGCACGGCAGATTACGCAAGCGGTTTGGCAGCACCCTGAACGAGGACGCACGGCACACTTCGTTCGCCACCCACCATAAGATGATGGGGGAGATCTGGTTCTGCGTTGCGGAGGAGGGCTATGACCAGCCCAATGTCGCATACGTCTACAACTACCGTGATAACACCTGGGCGCTGAGAGATCTCAGCACCGAGCGCACGTTTGCCCACGCCGCATACGGAGTTAAGCCCACCGCTACCTACGAGTGGGAGGCTTGGGAGGGTCTGTGGGCAGACGAGCGGGCCACTTGGGCGACTGCCAACAGGCAGGCGTTTGACGGCGCTCTGATCGGCGCGTCCGGCCCAGACGTTTACAACCTCGACACCCAGAACCCTGACGAGGAGGGGCTGACAACCTTTATTGAGCGCACACACATGCCTATCGTTGGCCATGAGGACGTTAGCACAATCACTAGGATCTACCCTCTGGTCGAGGGAAAGACCCCAGTAAAGGTATCGGTAGGAAGCCACCACTACGCTGGCGACGGCGCAAGATGGGCTGGCGATAAACGTGAGTTTTATCCCTCGACTGATCGCAAGATCGATGTCAGGACTTCGGGTGAGCTGCACTCTTGGCGCGTTGAGGGGCCAGCCAATGGCAATTTCAATATCAGCGGCCTCGACGTTGAGTGGCAACCGGCTGGTTCAAGATGACCTACAGGGCAGAACCTGTACCAGACGGCGTCGATGAGGATCTCGCCGAGTTCCTCGACAGACAGTTCTTTGGGATTGATTCGCACCTGTCTCAATTCACGGCCCCCATTGTCGGGCCGAAGCGTAGCGGAGGTGTCTCCGAGGGCGGTAGCTGGAACGACAATCAGGGTAGCTGGGATGAATCGCCAGAACGTAGCTGGCTCTCTAAGCGCAGTAAACCAGAGCGCAGTATGCCAGACCTACGTCTTGAGATGGGTGCAATAGTTTACGTTCGTGAGATGGGATTTTACGGATGCGTTGAAATAGAGAATGGAGATCTCGCATGGAAGAAGCTAAACCTGACGTAGCACAGCCGCGAGTAGCGAATATTCGCGAGGAATGGGACTGGGTGAAGCTAGGCCTAGAAGAAATACAGCAACTTGACCCAAACGTGTCGTGGCGACCTGAAGACATTTACGCAAGCGTCCTGTCAGGAGAGAGTCTGCTATGGGTCCACCCTGACTTCTTCAATATTTCGATAGTAGAGACAGACGAGTTTACGGGTCACAAGACCTTCATGCTTTGGATCTCTTGGGCGAAGAGGCGTGGCGGGGCTAACGCTGTCACCTACGCAAAATTTTACGAAGATGTGGCAAGGCATCTCAATTGCCAGCGAATATCTACCAAGTCGGTTCAGATGCCTGCGGTTGAGTATGCAGTTGACAAGGTCGGCTGGGAAATCACAGAGATTACTTTTGGAAAGGATTTGAGGAAATAACATGGCAAACAAGAGTAAGAACAACAGCAAGCAAGACTCTAGTAGCTCTGGGGTAGGCGTCAATTCTGGCATGGGTATCAACTACGGAGTAAACACCTCTGGTAATAACTCCTCGTCCAGCGGCAGCTCCTTTAACAGTAGTAGCCAGGACGTATGGGCAGGCCAGTCACCGCACCTAGCGAACGTCTATGACTCCGCTGGTGACCAATACGGGCAGGCCATAGATTCGATCAACGGTATGCAGCCCCAGGTACAAGATCAGGTATCCGGTGCGTTTAATCAGGCCCAAGGCGGCTATGGCAACCAGCTTGGCGGTGGGTTCGCTCAAGCATTGCAAGGTCAGGTCGGACCTAATGCCTACACGGACGCTCTGGCTGGCGACATGATGAGTGACGCCGCGAAAATCAAGCAGCAGAACCTTGGAGGTCTTGATGCAAGGGCGGCGGCGGCAGGAATGTCTGGGTCGTCCGGCTACCGCGATCAGGTCAACCAGATGTCCGATAACGTTGATGAGCAGACCATGCAGGGGCTGAATCAGCTCCGCTTCAATTCACAGAATCAAGGCGTGCAGAACCAACTGAACCTCGCGGGGATGATGGATCGAAATCAAGCGGCTGGGCTGGGGAACTTGGGAGCGATGCAGCAGGGTGCGATGAACCAGTTCAACCCAGCGATGGCAGGCCTCAACGCCACAGGAGCTTACGGTCAGATTATCGGCGGGCCTACGGTACTCGGATCGTCTGCGGGTGGCAGCTCAAACAGCTCAAGCAGCTCGGGCTTTAGTAACGGCATGAACGTGGGCCTGAACACAAATCAGGGAACAAACATAAACAACAGCACAGGTCACGGTACGAGCAGCGGCTCAAGCTGGGGCTTTGAGTATCCAGGAGCATAATTATGTCAAGAAAAAGCAAGAGCAAGGGCGGTAGCACTGGTTACAAGGCCGTACCAAAAGCAACGCAGGCACAGGCCGACAAAGCACTAAGCGGCATTATGGACAAGCAGACTTCGTTTCTGACCTCGCTACTAGGTCCGCTAGTGGAGAGGGGGGAGGCCATGATGGCTGAAAACCCTGGATTCACTAACTTTATGCATAAGACCGGGCAAGCTAAGGACAGTGTGGACAATGCCTTGCTTGGCCCTGGCAGCTTGCTCTCTCAGTTAGATGAAGTTTTGGGTATTGAGAGAAGCCCACAGCCAGACGTTGCTGCACCCAATCCGCACGGGCTGACACCAGAACAGTTGGCGCAGATGGGCAAGCACGGGGGCGTTAACGGCGCATACCCCACAGGTCAAGAAGCGCCCTTCGATATTAACAACTACATGCGTAATCACTTCAAGCTGTAAAGGACCGATAGATGGCTATTGACGATTTCAGAACTCAAGCCGACGCGATGCGCGGTCTGTTAGGCAACCTTGGGGTTACCGACGAAGACTACCTTAATGCCGATAAGGCAAAGGTTAAGGCGGCAATAGACTCCGTAGAGGCAGACCTAGCCGCCGATCCGCTAGTGGCCCCACAGCACTATGCGTCCGCGATCAAGGACGAAAAGGGTACGTTCGGGCTGCTGAAGGATGCGTTCTTCGGTGAGATGAAGGGTCCGCTGGCCGCTATGTTTGCCCCTGACTACGTGGAGGCGAAGACGAATTACGCGACAGACTTGGCGGCTTATGGCGCGGCAGAGAAGGAGCGTCTGAAGCTGGGTGTCATGGACCCCCAGGTAGAAGCCTTTGCGCGCCTTTATGACGAAATCGATCCTCGGCGAGCCGCTTATATTCGTGCCGCTAACTCTGTTAAAGAGTTTGACGGTAATGACTACACGCTGGCTGAAGGACAGAACCGCATTAATGGCTTCGATAATAGCCTGCTGGCCTCTGGCCCCAGAAAGCTCACGACGGCAGAAAAGAACTTTAATGCATATCAAGGCATGGCTGACGACTCAGACAGTCAAGACACCTTCAGCGGCTTTGTTAGAGCGCCTCAGAACATCAACGGTACGCTTATTGATCCGCTTACTGGCATACCAGTTGGCGGCAGCATAGAGCCGTGGTTGCAAAACACTGCTGAACAAACGGAAGTGGAGACACTCGCAGAAAGTGATGCTGATTTCGGTGCAAAAACATTTGGAGGCGCGGCAGATACCTACAGAACCACCTGGGAGCAGTCGCAGATTATCAACGAGCGGTTAGCTAATGTTGATCAGGCTATTGAGATGTTCGATCCAGACAATCCCGATAGGCTGGACACCGGTCCTATAAGAGGCGGCATCTTTAAGATATTCGGTGTTGGCCCAGAGGGCATGGCTACAATTGACAATTTGAGCGTTCAGGAGACGATGGAATGGCTGATTAACTTCAAAGGCCCAACCACCGACTATGAATTTGACAAATCATCTGCCGCTGCCTTTGCCAACATCATGAAGGGCGAAGAGGTTAACGCAGAGCAACTGCAAGTAGTAAGGAAGACCCTAGAGAAAGTGGCGCGGTTGAATAACGCCAAGGGAGAAGCGGCCTACGGAACTTTGCAGGACTATCTGGGTGAGCCTGGAAAGCCCGGTGATAGAAGCCGAGACTTTGAGTCCATTAACAGGAACTATAAGCCTTGGTTTGAAACAACCATGAAGCCTGACACCTACATAGGGGAAGGCGGCGTAGAGACTCCCTCATTCGCGCAGTTTGAGAGGGATGCAAAGGACCGCAACTTTGAGGGCGATGTGCGAGCCTTATACAAGAAGTTATATCCAAACGCAGCAATCGGGAGATAAGGATGTCATACGACCCCGACAAGATATTCGGTACGTCTGCAAACAGC